AAATAAACGTAGGAAGCGGAAGCGTTGAGCGTTGAACCCGAGATCAGGTTGTAGGAAACGCCGGGTGATCCGTAGTAGAGGCTCTTAACGGATGTATTCAGGTCATTAACAGCAATGACGAGGCGTTCGGATGCGGCTGTATCGAAGTAAAAACCGGACAACACCGTTGCGTTGATGGGGAGATTACTGCCGAAGTTGGAAGTCGTTGACTCCCAGTTCGTGATGATGTCCTCCCAGTTGGCCGCGATGCTGTTGCCTGCCAGTGAAACGGCTCCTAGACGAGTGACGAGATTGCCGAAGTCGTCATAGTCCATGTTGATGGCCGATTCCATGCTTGTTGCAGGAATGCCATCGGGACGAGTGGCTGAAATTACGCCCGTTGAAAACCCAGTGCTTCCATCCAGAAGCATCTGGTCATCGAGAGCATCTGAGGATTGGAATGGCATGGCGGATTACAGGATGTCTTGGAACGTGTAATCGTACAAGCTATCTGGGATGATGCGGCTGATTTGCTGTTGTTGGCCGCGTTCCATGTCTTTCATGATGGCGACCTGAGCGGCTCCTTCTTGGAACTTGGCTTGGGCTTTACCGTACTGCCGAGAGTATTCGAGAAGATCGCCTTCTGTGTAGGCCATTAGAGCGTTCTCTACGCCTCGCAGCTCGAAGTTGGTATCGTTGGAGATGGTGACCGTCTCACCGAACTGCCGCATCTGCGACTGCTTCTTGGCGAGGATGAACAGGGTGCCATCGGCATTGGGCGTGGGAACGAGCTTGATGCGCGGAACACCGGCCTCGCCATAAGCTCCACCAATCAATCGGGTCCAGTTAACAAAGTTGCCGGGGGTGGCTTTACGGCTATCGACGTTGTTCCAGGTGTTGGGATCGAGCTGGAAGAACGAGACCCATTCAGCGGCGGGCACTTCGATGCCATCGGTATCTCCGGTGACCGTGAAGCGGATGGCTACGGGGAAATCGATGAAGGTATTGTAACCGGTACCTGAAGCGTAGGCGGAGGTGACGTAATCGGAGAGGGTGACGATCTCAGTTCCGGCGGTTACCGGATGAGAGATAATGCCGAGGGTATCGTTCCACAGGCAGGAATCCCAGATCATCGAGTAGCGGCGGATACAGAACTTCTTGGCCAACGCGATGGTAGCCGAGTCTGTGAACGACAGCTTATCGCAAGCCGCCTGAGCCGCTTCGGAGGGTTTCATGCGAAGTATTCTTGCAAGATCATTGAGGAACTGACGCGAGCAGCGGAAGATGAGTTTACCCCTGCAACCACATCTGCATAGGTCTTGTTAACCCACATTGACGGGAACGTAGCACCAGTTGCGTACAAGTGAATCTTGTATGTAACAGCGGATGCAGATGCTGGTGAATCAAGAATCTGAATGAACTGATTGCTAAAGAATTCGGAGCTATAAGCAGCACCAAGTCCAGTGAACGGAGCAATACCGTACAAGCTGGAACCAACATTGTTAGACCCAATCTCTGTTCCGTTGCGAGTAACTCTGAATGCTCCAAATTGTCCATTATTTATGGTAGTATAGTTTATTGCTATAGTAACCAACACCGTTGAAGCTATAGACCTAGGAGTAATCGATGTGGTAAGCACCGTTATCTCAGTGCCAGATCCAGCACTTGTAGCAACGAACGGACTCGCACCAGCGGTGGAGTCTTTATAGAAAGTCTGTTTTACTTGAGGAGCGGTTGTTGCGTTTATCCCCAATGAACTAGCGGTAACAACCTTAACCTTGCTCGAATCGCTTGCGTCAGTGATCAGCACCTTATCGGCAGCAAGATCAACTGAAACGGTATCAATATTTGGAACCGTGATTTGATTTGAAAGAATGGATACAAGATCTGCCGGTGCACTTCCAAGCGTAGTGTCCCCGTTAACAATCAGGTTTGCTTGCAGCGTTGCATTTCCAGTTACCCCAAGAGTGGTTCCAACGGTAGCCGCTCCAGTCACTCCAAGAGTAGTCCCAACGGTAGCGGCTCCGGTGACTCCAACGCTTGCTAGTGTGCTTGCTCCGGTTACCCCGAGGGTTCCTGTAACTGCGGTATTACCCGTCAGAGTGGATGTTCCAGTGACCGCGAGGTTTCCTGGGACCGTGAGATTGCCGGTGAGCGTAGTTGCTCCGGTAACATTGAGCGCACCGCCTATGGTCGCTGCACCGCTCGTAGCGAGGCTTGATAGGCTAGTAGCCCCGGTGACTGCCAAAGTACCCGCAATGGCTGTGTTGCCGCTTGCAGAGGCCACTGTGAGCTTGTTAGTGGCTACGCTGAAGTCATTGGTGGTATTGACTGCGGCGTTGGAGATCTGGAGTGCAGAGTCATTGCCGCTGCCGTCGCTGATGGCTTTGAGCGTTGCGCTCACGGTGGAGTTGTCGGAGTTCTTGAGTAGGCCAGTGTAGGTCGATGCAACGCTACTGCCTGTGAGTGGTGTTCCCATATCAGTTCTTCGGTAAAACGTACCAACCTGCCGGCAGCGTCACTTTAGACGGCCCCACCAGCTTCTTATCAGAATCAAATCCGTAGACGCTGGCCGTTGTAGGCTGGGCCAGCATCACCGGATCACCGCTTGGCACTAGGACCACCTTGGTCATCTGGCAGCCCAGGCAGATCAACAATGCGGTCAGCCAGATCGCTCTTGAGGGCCTCGGGAGCTTTACCATGTTGCACATCGGTAGGTGGTGTTTCGCGAAACCAATCGAGCAGAGCCTTGAGGATCTGGTAGATCCAGTTCACGGCTTAGTTTCGATGACCAGAGGCTTTTCGTTGGCGTCTTTAGCCAGGATGAGGCCGATACCAGCGGTGACCGCTGCGATGGTTGAAGCGATGTCAATGTTGGTCGCAGGGTCACCGTCGAAGGCAGCCCGTAAGGCCCCGCCAACTGCGACAAGGATTGCACCTACACCGGCGAGAGTTGTTTTCGTGTTTTTCATTTAGAGCGGAATAATCGAAACGCTGCGTAACAGGCGCAAAGTAAACCAATCAGCGCGGTGATAAGCCTTACCCAGTCGGTCAGTACCGGAAGAAACGAAACAGCGGTGGCACCTGCCGCTGCTGCTAGGCTTAGTCCAGGGCTGGTGCTGCTGTTCGTTGGTTCCATTACTCGGATTTAGGCTGTGCGGCTTCAACCACCGGATTCGCCGCTTTGTAAGCCGCAACAACCGCCGGAGTCCACAGCGCATTGGCGATATTCACAACCTCAACCGGCTGACCAGTAAGGTCGTCACCGGGATTCAATGTGTACTGAGCGGTAATCTCAGAACCAGCAATCGCGCCGTCGCTGTTGTAATCGACTCCGGTCGTCACGAACAGCGAGTTGTTCTGGTTCACCTGCACTGCGACAATATTGACTGGTACGATCATTGGATGGTGGGTTGGAGGTTGGCGTTGTAAGCGGCAATCGCGGCAGGAGTCCATACGGCTCCGGCAATCGCTACAACCTGCTCGGGCTGACCAGCGAGGTCTGAGCCGGGAGGCAAGCAATAGCGGCGGAAGGTGGAAGCCTTCACGGCTTCGCCATCGACGATCTGGTCCGCAAGACGGACTTGGAGCGTCGTGTTAGGAAGAACCTCGCAGAGCGAGAAAATGGTACGTTCTGTTAGCATAGGATCAAACGGTGTAGGTTATTGAAGCTGTGAAATAATTGCCAGTAGCACTAGCATTATGTGTCACGTTTGCAAAGGCTGAATTTGATATATTGGAATAACAGACCAAGGAAGATTGGCTAGCTCCTAACGCTACAAACGGACTTCCTGTAAATGTTGCTATACTGTAAAAATTAACACTACCGACTGAATTTACTGAAGCGTTGTTTGTAAACGGTAATCCGGTGATTCCAATAAGACCAGAAGCTCCAAGTGTATTTACGTTAGTAAATGTAATCTGAACCGTAACAACGCGCCCAACTTTAGTATATCGACCAGTCTCAGTAACAGGAATGGTCGGGTTGGTAGTACCTCCAGTCAACGTCCCCGTCCACGTCCCCTCCTCGTAATCGTTCAGTAGCTCGGAGGTCATCGTTCCGCTGCTATTCGCAGTCGCGGAGAAGTCGATACCTTTGCCGGACGTAGCCATCACTACGTTGCCAGCTCCTACATTGAAATTGGCGGAAGTATCAAGCGTTACAAAGCTTGAGGCACTGGTTGCAATTCTAACATTTTGAGCGTCTCCAACAATGTTGAATTGCCCGTTTCCAGCATATAGCAAAACTTGGTTTGCACCTACACCAGCATAAGAATAAGTACCTCCAGTGATTCCAGCAATCATCTGTCTGGATGAAGGTCCGTTGATAATTAAACCATCAGAACCAGCGGTGAGAGGAGTAACTGTAACTGACAGCTTGTTAGCCGGAGACGCTGTACCAACACCAACCCGATCATTTGTCGAATCAACCACCAGCGTCGTGGTGTCCACCGTCAGTGCGCCGGTGATGGTGGCGGAGGCGAGGGTTGCGGTGCCGGATGCTCCGAGGATGTTGTTGACGCTGATCTTCTTCGTCGTACCAGATGCCGCCATCGTGGTATCGCTGACATCAACGATAGGGATAACGTCATTAGCCGGATCAGCGGCGGTCAACGCCGTCAGTGCTGTAATCTTTGTGTCTGCCATAGGTCAGTAAACGGTTAGAATGAATTTGTCGGATGCTTCGGTTAAAATGAGATCGGTGCCCTGCTCAGTTGCCATTCGATCGTAGGTGCCAAAAGACAACACGATCTTCCCAGTTCCATCCTCTTGCAGTACGAAGAACTCGTCTTCCTGCAATAGATCCCGGCGCACGATCGGCAGATCGGCGGGCGTGACGTTTCCGCCAGACCCACTTGATGCCAATCGTGTTCCAAGAGCGAGTGTCACGGTTAGGAGCTGATGATTCCGTTGAAAGCGACCACCTGACCACTGGAAATCTGGAAGCTCGTGATCGGCCCAGGAAGCGTGATGCCAGCGGGGATAGCCGCTGTGGACCAAGATCCGCTGATTCCATTACCGGTGATCGAAGTGAAAGTGGTGACGGCAATCGTGGTGATCGCAACGAATGGGCCAGTGGTCAACGCGGTAGAGGTCACGAGCTGGAAGCCCGCATTGCCCATCGAATACTCGGTTGCCAGATTAGATTCTATGCTCATATGTCCCAAATTTTACGGATCTGATTCTTGCTGAAAGTGCTTTCAAAGCGGGTACCCTGCCGGTCTTCCATCCGGCTAAAGCCCTGCTTCACCTTGTCCTTGAGTTCGGCTTCGCGGGCAAAACCGGTAACCCCGAAGCGGGCTACCGGCTGCCTCGTCCAGCGTTCACCCTTGATCACAAGAGAATCGGTTCCCATTGGAGCGATTTGCTCCAAGGACTTGCCTTTGTTCTCGAAGGTGTAGATCGGCATGTTAGGACTCCATTTCGCCGTCGTGCATCATGGCCATCTTACGCATGCCTTTTTCGTCCATGGTCTGTTTG